TCATTGGCCGCTGGAGAACCAGGGGCCGTATCGGCAGCCTGAAATGACTGACCGTCAGAAGAATGGCCTACCTCAACCCAGGCGCTATCGTAACGAATAAAAAGTTTACCTGTGTCAGACTCATACCAGAAATCACCCTCAGTATAACTCGAGGGAGCATCATCACTTGCAGTAAACTTTGAGGTACTAGATCGAAGTTCCCAATAGGTTCCATTCCAGAACCAAGTCATATTCCCCTGAGAAACTTCTTGATTAGTTGTTGGAGACGCCGGAAAATCGATAGCCATTAAACTGCACCACCATCAAAAGCAGAAATGCCAGTATAATTACTACTGGGAACTCCGCCGTCTATATTCGCTGCATATTCCACAACAGAGGAATCTGCAGCATGACCAACCTCCACCCACTGCGAAGTATTAGCATCAGCATAGTACACTAACAAATTGCCAGTGTCAGATTCGTACCACAAATCTCCAGCACTAGGGCTACTCGGGGCCGTGTCTCCGACTGTTGTTGGTGTCGTTGACACCTGAGTCCACACCCCACTCGAGCGGTAATAAAATACGTCATTAGTTGTATCAACAGCAATAGACCCGTCAGCAATAGTTGAAGTCGGTGCTCCACCAGTAGTTTCAGTTCTAACTGAATGCGTTGTCGATGCGGAAATCTTGGCAGAAGGGAAGTGTTTAATCGCCATTACGTCGTGTACTCCACTCCGCTAACAGTCAAGGTCAAAGCTCCAGATGTTACCTGAAGAGCCTGTACAGTTTCGTTCTTGGCCAAAACCAGCGAAACATCAATTGATACAGTCTCATCTCCTTGAACAGCGAAGTCTGAGAACACTTGATTTGTTGCAGCCGCAGTTCCTCCAGTTGCAACCGTATGAAGGTCGAATGTTGCGGTTGTATTCGTTGTATTACAAACAATAATATTCTTTACAATAGTATAATAATCATTCGTATTTGTTACAGTATACAAAGTACCAATAGAGGTACCAGGTTGTCCTCTATATATATTTTTAGCAGTAAATTGCGCCATCTAAGCTACCCCCATCCAATACAGCACTTCATTATCATATACAGCTTGACTGATATCAGTCATAGTTGTTGCATCTAAAACATGTCCGACCTTAGAGGCAGAATCATGAGCTGCAGCAGACGTACTATCGAATCCACGACCACTGGTGACACCACCAATATTGGCGGCTACAGTGAAAGTATCGCCAGATCTAGACGAGACAAGAACTTTCTCCTCATCACTCGCGCCACGATCCAATACCACCACAAAAGGATATGAACTCCCATCTGGGAACCCCGATCCACTTGTAACAGTAAAGGATGTGGCCGATGAGTTGATCCCAGCAGACAGTTCCGTTTCTGATGCGGCTCCTACAAACTCTCGTCTCTTTAGGGTCATAATATACCCCGATTAGTCGAGCGAAATGTCCAAGTCGCCTGTTGAAATTTTAAATGTATCCCCTGCATCCACTGACTTAGACGAACTAAGCGCACCGTGGAATAACAGATTCCCAACAGTAGCGTGATCGTGAATACCAACATGCGTAACCGTAGCGGCTGGCATGCTTGCAAACGTAAGATCAGCTGTGTTAGAAATCGTGCCACCGGATGCTACCGACCCAAAAGTGATAGCCTGACGGGCATATGATCCACCCGAAACGGCTGTACCTGAATCTGCATCTGTGGGGTTGGAAGTGTAGAGAGCAAGATACACAGTCGTTGGACTAGTGAATGCTGCATTCTTCAGGACATGATCCAAAAGCTCGTTTTCCAAATAATTACTAATTGCGGCCATTATAACCTCCTATTTTTTATTCCTTCTATAATTCTGCCGTTCGGCTTCAGTAGCCCGAACAAACGATCCAGTGGATAACAATACATTAGCAAGACTGGCAGATACCACATCTGAGGGGTTGTCGTCATTAAAACGATGCCCCTCAATTGAATATGAACCACCTCTAATATATGTAACCAATACGTCTCCACCTGAAGACACAGGAGTCGGAGTCGTTGGAATCGCGGGAGCCTTATCGGCCACCGGTGCTTCTATTACGCCTTCTTCAACCATATCTACTCCTTGTAGAAAGCTTTGACTTCTGATTCCGTGGCTCTAACAAAAGAGCCAGTGGCAATCAAATGCAATGCTTCCTTCTCTGGAATTGCCTTAAAGGGATGCTCTAAAGTGAAATCGTGTCCACCTGAGGCATATCCCCTTGGCCCATCCATTTTTATTAAAATCTCTTTACTTGTAGCAGCTTTCTTAGCCGGGGCGCTTTTCGCCGCTGCCGGAGCTGCTGTTTTTTTTGGTTCTTCGACTTCCGCAGCCTCAATGGACTCGGAAGTAACTACATTGTTATCAGCCATGATTAAATATTACCACACCTCCTTTCATAATACCAATACTTCATTCTAACAAAAACGAGGGACAGATTTTCATCTGCCCCTCGCCCTCATCAGTTATTCAATTACTGTTAAGCGGCGCGGCGCTTAACGTTCTTGGTGACTACGTAAGCGTCGAAGTTTTCGACGTTTGACGCAACACGAGTAAACTGAGTGTACTCAATCGTGTCTTTCTTTGGCTTAAACTCGCGATACACAACAATTTCACGCTGAATACCAATAATATGGTTCTGCGGGAATGTCATGAGCAGATAGGCGTGATCGCCCGCTGCACCACCGTAATCGCCAGCAACTGACTCCGGCATGAGGGGAACCTCAAGAACCGGAATACCAAACGGACGTAGGCCTGTATCACCAGGACCACCGTTCGGACCACCATCACCCTCGAAGTACCGACCACCAATGTTAGAGTTGACCGGGGAGCCGCCAGAAGCGACATTCCCATCAACCTTAACGGACGGGTCTCCAAGATGATAGATTGTGTCCTGTACCAACTGCGGACCACACATGAACCGAAGGTCATTGCGGCGCTGAAGGTACTTGCTAGGAATTTTACGGAGTGAACGATCATATACTGAACGTGAAATCGGCATGCCGCCTTCACAATCCAAAACATAACCACTCGCTAGCGCAAGTTTAACAAAGCCGTCAAGGCTCTTGAGTAGAGCATTGCCGCTTGTAGTATCGCCATTGATGAACAAGTCATCAAGGTCGTTCGCTGTCTGGCGAGCCATCACTGATGCGAGATGATCCTCTAAAGAATCACCCGCAATGTTGTCCTCAAGGGACTCAGTGCTGATCTCCCAATCCAAACGAAGTTTCACAGTAGTAAGCGACACTTTGGTGAAGGTAACAGCAGCGTTTGCGCCGGTGTCAGATGCCTCAGTAGCCTTCGCCATGATGCGCGTACCGATGGAGAGCTTATCGATCTCCATCTGCGGGGTCCGCATACGCACAACTCGCGAGGACTGCATGAGGGTAGACTGATCAACGACGAAATCAATGAAGCGGTTGGCCTGAGCCGGCTTTAATATGCCGCCACTGGCGTTTCCGACAACGCTGGTAGTAACTTCATTTGCTTTTGCAAGAATTTCTTCCTGAGTTGACATTATCTTCCTCCTTATATCCTTTTACTTTTCGTATCCAAAAGCTTTAATAAGCTCTTGAGGAAGGTAGAGGTTACTCCAGAAGGACGGCTCTCCAGCCGTCTTCGCAATAGTCTCATCCTCCACCATTTCTTCGTCGCTTTCGACGCTCTTTTTAATAGCGCCGGCAGTCTCTAACTGCTCGATCTTAGCCGAAGCATCAGAAAGAGCATCCTTCTGCTCCTGAATGGTAGCTGTTGCACCATCAAGCTCCTCGCGGAACTTAGCAATAGCAGCATCAAGAACAGATGAGTCAACCTCGGCCTCTACGACCTCAGCCTCCTCAACTTCAACGCTTTTTGCAACTGAATCCAACTTTTCATCAACATAAGTCTGTGTATCAGACTTCAGTTCCTCTTTAAAGAGGGAAAGCTTCTCATCAACGACTGCACCAAGCGCATCCTTAAGAATATCAATATCCATATCTACATCTCCTTCGGAATCTTGATTTGAGTCAGGAGAAGCTTCTATTTCAAACTTCTCGATGTCATCTGATACAGAAATTTCATCTTCTGTATCAACGTGGAGCCAATTTACGAAACGTCGAAGTAAAGACACTTTCTCCTGAATGGAGAGAGCGCCAGAAACTTCAGCACTTTCATTAAAGAGCTTATCTTCCACAAGTAAAACGGTATCATAATCTGTATCTTTTTGCAAACTAATGTTCGATTCACTATCGTTTTCTGTTGTATCTTCATCAGTTCCCAACACATAACAAAGTTCTCCAGCCGCATTCGACTTAACAAGCTCCACGACAGCGGCAGGATTAGCTGGATTATCAACCAAACTAACCTCGCCAAGTTCATATTTGCTTATACGATGAATAGGCCGACCTAATTGTTTACTTAATGTATCATCTATTTTCTTTTCTAAAATTCTTCCACCGACTGAAAACGCCGATAGTGTTCCATCCAAAACTTTCTCCCAAGTACTCTGGGCACCCTTGGACACAAACGCCGACAGTCTCATACCTCTATGAGAAGAGCCGTCAATATCTAAATCAACAGGCTCATAATCGATTGCCTTACCTACAGCAACTGGAGCGTGCATTTCTCTAATATTTCCACGCCAAGCCTTAAATGCCTTCTCAGAGGCATCAAACTCGATTATATCGCCAGAACTATCTATGTTGTCAGCGGTAGCAACACCTGTTACAATGCGCTCTTCCGCTTTGATCATCTCAATCGGAAAAGACACATGGAACGTATCATCTTGCATAATCGCCTCCTATGTGTATTAATATACTATTTATTGCGTCAAAACGCAAGTTATGTTAAGAACCTGTAGCGAATACGCGACAGTTAACGGCAGTAGTCTTGACTTCAAAACTGTGGTGATTTCCGGGTACGGCCACATAAGTAGCGCCACCAGGTGGTATTGCAATTCTGCGCTGGTCAGTTGAGCCACCATCAAATTGTATTGTAGCGATGGTCGTCGCATGTGAATTCCATACCCATAAACAACTTATCGAAATATGATCGCCACCAGCAGCCGTAATCTGTATTACTCCATCAGAGTCCTGATATCCGTCCGGGGTGCCCCACCAGACGATAGATTCCATTCCATTATAAGACATAGTGTCCTCCTTTATTCATCTTGTGCTTCCCCACGTTCTCGCCTTTCTCCAGTGACCGCCGTAGGGGCTTGACCGCCTGGTTGGTCTGGTCCCGCTTTTGGCGGAGAACCAGACTCAGCATTATTGTTACCATCAGGCGCACCTGCTGGTCTCTTAGCCTCTTCTTTAGCCTGTTCTTCATCCATCTCAAGCTGTTTCATCTTGATGTTGGACGGGAAAGGCAAAACCTCATCGCCCTCAATTCTCTGAGTCATTCCCATAGTTTCTCTAACCTCGTTGGGGGTTATGACCTCAGTTCTGAGATACCTGTCATTGATTCTTGATTGTAAATCATCGTCAATCAAATCAATGGATTCAAACTTGAATTCTACATTGTCAGTATATTCCTTAACAATTCTATTGATTCGTTTTTCAATAATCTTTTGATCGGGTCCAACAACCTGGGTCTTAAATGTCTTATCGGCATCCCGTGACACGGCTAAGTTAGCGTTGTCATAAACACCAACCTTTGGCGCTGGCACTCGGTTGCCAACTAGAATCTCATCTCTATTTGCTTTACGATATTTATCAAATGAGGAATCCTGAACTCCTGCTTCAAGTTTTTCAAACCTTACATCAGAATCATTGCCCATAGAAGGAGGCAAAGGAATAATCAAAGTTCCATGATGCTTGCCCTTAACTTCCTGACGGAAGTAGTTCACAAGTTGTTCTTTAGATTTTTGACTTAGCTTTGCACCTTTGAGAATAATAGCATATCGAGGAATTGCCTTATTCTCAAAATAATCAATATTATATTCCTTGGCAAACTTGTCTCCAATGATAGCCGCCGCAGCCGGAACCGCTGGGGGCACTCCATAGTACGTGTTGTTCGGGGTATATGATTTGAATTGAATCAATTCATTTGGGCTAGCGTCCTTACCAAGAGGATCTTCAGTATCTACATCCTGGAAATTTCTGAAGAACACGGCATTAACCTTAGAAGTGTTAGCCAGTTGAATAAAGCCATCCCTGTTGCGTCGTACCCTGACCAGGGTCGCCGGGACGTGCCCTACATAACCGATCTTACCGGAATTCGTTCTGCTAATCTCTATATAGCCATTGCCAACAGTAAGATAGTCATTCCAAACTTTGATCATAGTCTCAATAAATGTTTCATCTATATTAAAGGCATCAAAAAGTTCTTCCATCTTTCTTTTTGACCTATCAATATCTTGCCGTACTCTCTCTAATTTAGATTTTGCACCCTGTGAACGCTCCAGCTTTTTCTTCCCCTTGACGCTATCGTCAAAGCGGTATCCAAGACCAACCGTGTTCATGGCTCTTGCATTCACTGCGGCATAGTGTATTGCACTTTGTTCATATAACTCTGCTAAGGTTTCTAAATCATACGGAGGGGTAACGACATCAAACAATGCGTATCCGTCGATTGTCTCAGGATCTACATATTTGCTCTCAGCCCCCTCAGTGTCAATCGCTTTTTTAATTAATCTCGTTGCTCTCCGTTTAGCCTTTGTTGGCAAACTGTGAATATCAACTTTTTTAAAATGATCGTTCTGCTTGCTGACAACATCGAATCCTACATAGGATAAGTCGTCAATCTCAACCATCTCTTCTTCTTCGTCTTCAACAAATTTAGTCACGGCTTCCTCCATCTCCAGGCATCACTTTGGTGGGATCAAAAAAGTCTTCCATTGGATCAGGAATCTCCCCATCCAATAACCTTCCACCCTGATCATCCAATTCTCCATCACTGATCTTTCTTGCGCCCTCAACCCAGTGGACTTTACCTCCAGCGTTGTCGGACCAGTACGCAGCAGCCTCAGCTACCTGCCTTTCAACGACAGAATCGCCAACAAAGCCTTCTGCGCAGAGAATGTTGCGATCTGCGTCCATGAGCAACTTCCCATCGAGCAATCGCCATGCGCAAACACCAAAAATGCGGTCGGACACCAAAAGTCCTCCGCGATCTACATAGTTTCTACCAACCATGACTAAATAATATCACAATTCCGATGCATTTGCACAACTAAATGCCATTTTCTTCATCAATTTGTTCGAATTTGACTAAACATCTAGTAATCTCAGACACTCCTGGGAAACTTTGAGGTACGGTGACCCCTTCTTCAAACTCAATAGTGTCGTACTCGCCGGTTTCGTGGCATATATATTCTTGTATTACATATTTGTCCATAACCTATAGAGCGCATGTTTGACAATCAGGGTCATCTATTCTACACGATTCAGCTTCCACGTCATCACTGGAAGTCAAAACCTGTTCGTGCCTAGACCCATCCCTATATATTGTAATCCCCTTGCATCCCTTATCGTATGCAAGCCTGTACAAGCGATCAGTCTCATCTACTGTGTAATCTGATGGACAGTTGGTTGTCTTGCTGATTGCTGAATCAACCCATCGCTGCGCTACGCTCTGAATATTAACATGATCCTCTGGATCGAGATCTCTCGTCGTAACACAATACGGCGGAAGGTCTTGTAAATCTAATCCCAGATCTTTAATGACAGGAACAACCTCAGTGTGAATCCCTAAACGGCTTTGTCTAGAGTACGTCCAATCGAAGTACGGCTCAATGCCAGTACTGGTTCCCATCATGGTACCTGTCGTCCCAGTTGGGGCAACAGTTAACAAACAAACATTTCTTATGCCGTGCTCATGAACAGCAGCACGAACTTCGTCATTCATGCCACGCATGAAGCCTGACTGTAGATACTTTTCAGCATCAAAACGGGGAAACGCCCCTTTTTCTTTAGCAAGATCAACAGAGGCCAAGTATGCCTCTTCTGCTAGAGTTTCAAACAAGGCACCTGTAAATACGACTGCCTCTTCATCTCCATATTTGAGACCCATTCTGACAAGCATCTCTGCAAGTCCCATAACGCCTAAACCTATACGTCTATTCCCACGATGGTTCTCAT